GGCGGCGATCGCATTGCCCAGGTTGGGTGCGCGGCTCGGTGCTGCCTTGCCCTTTTCCCACCAGAAGCCCTGGCCGAAGTCGCGTTGCCAGCTTTGCTGGCTGCGCTTGAAAGCGGCATTGGCCTCGGGGTCGACAAGGAACTGCACCTGGTCGAGCACCGTGCGCTCCCAGGCGAGGCGCAGGTACCAGATATTGCCCCCCGGGATGTTGCCACGGGCGAACTTCACCAGCTCGCGGCCGAAATGGGTTTCCTGTCCGCTAGCCAGCTGCGCCAGGTTGCCGAAGGTGAGCTCGCGGAAATCGTTGACGCGCTCCACCAAGGGGCCCGCCACCGTACCGGCCAGGCCGCCGCCGAAGCGGTTGACGTCGGCGAACAGGAAGTCGCCATAGATGCCGAGGCCGCCGCCCTGCATCATCGCGGCCGTCCAGAACCGAGCATCATTCATCGGCTGCGGGTCGCGGCCGGCGGCGATGGCCTTGAGCTGCATGGTGAGCCCGCCAAAGAACATCGACGCCAGCAGCAGGCTGCCGGCATAGGCCGCTGCGCCGCCATAGTCCTTGCCCACCAGGCGCTTGTGGATCTGCCCGCCATGCAGCATGGCATAGACCGCGCCGAAGCTCTTGAACTGGGCGAAGCTGCGCAGGATCTCGCCACCCACCGTGCCGGGCTGGTTCTGGTCGAGCAGCAGCGTGCGCGATCGGTGTCCGCCCGATGGCACAGCAAATTCGGTCAGGGTCTGAACCATGCCCAGATACTTTTCGGCCAGCTTGGGGTTGAACGCCGCCAGGTCGGTCGGGCGCAGCAGGGTCAGCCCGTCGGGCGTGGTATGGATCGGCCGCCGGCGCATGCTGTCCCAGTCGCGCTCGGTAAAGCCATATTGCTGGAAGGTGCTGCGGAACGAGGGATGCATCCTGTCCCAGCTCTTGGATGCCTGCTCGGCCGCCTCATGCAGGAACGCCATGCCGAAGGCGTGCTTGCCGGCCTGCGTCCACGGCGTCAGCCCGGAAAAGGTCAGCACGCGATCGCCGAGGTAACTCAGCCATTCCGGCCCGCCCAGCGTACCGACATACCGCGCCTGCTTGTTGAAGACATGCATGGCATTGTCGAGGATCAGGCCGGCCGCCACCGCCTCGCGCCGGGTGGTCGGCGTCAGCGCCTTTACCGCATCGCCGAAGGCGCCCCCGGATACACCGGCGAAGCGCCGCGTGATCATGCTGGTACCGACGTCGGAGATCGAGGATAGCGCCGCCCCGCCCAGCACGCTCGAGGTTATGAACGATCGCGCGCCGCTGGCGGCGCCGGCCCAGAAGCTCGAGACTGGCGTGTTGAGCGCCCCGCGGATCGATCCCCAAACCGCATCGATGCGGTTGAGGTAGCGGGCAGCCCGATCGAGCGGGTCGCCCTTGCCAGCGAAGCGCGACGGCTGGCCGGCCGCCTTGGCCTGGGCCTCCTTGGTGATGAGCTGCTTGAGCCATTCGATCGTGCCGCTCGGGTTGGGCCCAAGGATCTCCATGGCGGCGATATCCTTGGCCATCATGTTGATATGGCCCATCATCGCCGCGAACGGATCGCTGCCGCCGCCATAGTCTGCCTGGTATTCGAGCCAGGCATCGGCATTCTTGAACACCAGGAAGCGGTGCTCGGCATGCTGGTTGGCCAGCGCACCCTTGCCCATGGGCTGGCGCAGCGGCTGGCGCTCGGCCCAGCCTTCGGTGGCGATCTTCTCCCAGATCTCGCCCAGCACTTCGGGCAGCTCGCCGGCCGTCACCTCGGCGCCGGTCAGCGGGTGGTGCATGCGCGTGGTGTCGAGCTTGTCACTGATATAGGCGATCCACCTGTCCTTGCCTGCAGCACGCAGCGCGCGCGGATCGTGGCGCTGCGGCAGCCCCCAGTTTTCCAGCTTGCCCACGGCGCCGCCGGCGGCGTTGAACCGCTCGCGCAGCCACTCGGCCGTCTGCGTCCAGCTTTTGGCCATGGCCTTGGCGGCGACGTCGTCGGTCTCCTCCCCGAACAGCGCCCGCACCAGGTTGGGCAGCTGGGCCCGGTTGTGCCGCGTCTTGTCGCCACCGAGGGCGCCGCGCCTGAAATTGTGCATCAGGTTTTCCATCATGGCATGGGCCATGCCGGTGATTTCGTTCTGCTTGCCGGCGACGCTGGTAAACCCGGCCTCGCCATTGTGCTCGAGGAGAAACAGCGCCCCGCTGGCGACGTCGCGCTCGCCGGTGGCGGTCTTGTGCGTCCGCAGGTCCTCGGCGATGCGACGGATGGACTGGATGCCCAGTTTTGCCTTGCGCCGCTGGTGGTCGGTCTCGGCCTTGAGCAGGGCCTGCAGCTGCGCCTTGGCCTCGGCATCGGCCGTGGCGTCGCTGCTGAGCGAGGCCCGGGCGCGGGAGCGGTTATATTCCCGCATCAGGCGCTGCGCATCCTCATGGCTGATCTCGCCGGCCTTGGCCGCGTCATTGATGCAGTTGTTGATCGCGACCATTATTCCACCTGACGGTATAGCGGTATTTTCAGTAGAGCTTGCAGGCGGCGACGACGCGCTCGAGCGCGGCGGACTTGTCGAGCTCGGCCTTGAGCGCGGCCGGGGTCAGCAGCTGGTCGCCGAAGGGGACAAGCATGGGCTCGGGTTCGACGACCCCGACGATCTTGTTGCCGAAATGGACTTTGGCCCCGTCGTTCCAGATCTCGACGGGGGTCAATCCAACAGCGGGCTTTGCTTGTACTTTGGCATAGGTCCGCCGCTCAAACTTACCGGCGCCGTCTCCACTGACGTACTTCACACCAGCGTGTCCGTCTGGTGTTAGCACGACGGCCATCTTGCCCGGCCCACCCTGCGCCTGGAAAAGCGCGAGTTCTTCGGCGTGCTCAGCAGTGACGAAGAAAGTCGCCTGAGAGCGGGGCATTGTACCCTGTTCAGCCGCGCCATGTTCAGGCCTAAAAGCTTTGTCGCGGGTCGTTGTGCCATCCTCATGAAGCACATAAGTCGAGCCCTTGGCCGTGGTGAAGGTAACGGCGCTCTGCTCTGATACAAACGCCTCGAGATCGGCGCCCCAGTCGTCGTCTAGGTCGGGCGGATCCACCGGGTCGCCGCGCGGTACCGGTGGGCTTGAGCCGATCCCCTCGAGCGCCGGCTCCGGCAGCTGGCGCGACACGCCGGCCTTGTCGCTCATCGCCCAGTCCACGGCGTCGGCCAGGGTCTCCCGCTCGACCAGGTGCAGGTCGACCGCCTTGCGGATCACGTCATCGGTGACGCCCGGGCCGGCCAGGCGCACGGCCTCGCGCACCGCCTGCTCGGTATAGGCTCGCCGCGTCAGGCCGGGCGGCAGCAGGATGGCCTCGTCGACGTCGCCGGCGGCATCGGTTGCGATGCGGTAACGCTCCTCGGCATCGGCGATATCAGCCATGCGATCGAGGATCTCGGCATCGTCCATCCGCTCGAAGTCGACGCCATTGCGTTCCCAGTAGCCGCGCTCGTCCTGCACCCCGTCGAAACCGGCGCCCTTGCGCTCTACCTCGAGCTGCATGGCATCAAGCCAGGCCTGGTCGCGCACATAGCCATTGCCATCATCGAGATCGGCGCGGCCGGGAAACGCCTCCGTCGCTTCCACCACCGGGATATTGTCGATGTTCTGCCGCCCGCCGGCGCGGAACACTCCGGGCATGGATTGACTGGTGATGCCGACCGCCCGCATTTCCGCGCCGATCGGCGAATTTGGGTCGACGCCGCCGATATTGGCCAGATAGCGCAATACCGGCCGCGCCGAGCTCGCTGCACCGGCAGGGTCGCCGGTGCGAATGGTGTCGAGGGTGGCAGCGAAGTCATCGCTGACCCGGGGAACGTAGTTCGTGCGCGACACGCTGGCGGGCGCCGGCGCCAGCTGCTCGACGATGCGGTTGATCTGCACGCCATCCGCCTCGAGCACGGGCCCGATCGGCTGGCGATGGGCGACAAGCTCGGCCTGGGTCAGCATGTCCTCATGGCGCCGCGGCTGGATTTCGGGTGGCCGCTGCGCATCGATAACAGCCAGCGTGTCGCCGGCGTCGATCGCGCCGCGCACCGCCGGCGGCACGGCGGCGCGCTGCTCGGGCGTCATCCGGGCGAAGTCCACGGCCTCCACCACGCCGCGGCCACCGGCGCCCAGCGCGCCACCGAAAGCGGCGGCAAAGGCCACATTGGCGATCGCCAGGTCGAAGCCGCTGTCGAGGCCGGCCTGCTCGCGCCAGCCCTGCACCCAGGGCTGCATGGCCGCCTCCACGCCGGCATTGACTGCGGCCTCCGTGCCGGCAGTCGCAAATATCCTCCCCAAGGCCGTGCGCGCGCCGCCAGGGCCTCCGCCCAAGAACAGCGAGCCGATGGTCACCGGGTCGCGCATCGCGGCCCCAGCGGCGCCCGCAAAGGCATAGACGTAGCTGTCCCAGCCGGGCCGGCTGGCCATCACGTCGGCCAGCTTGCCATCGGCCGCCCTTGCAATGGCCTCGGCATCCCGCACCGGGTCGCGCTGCGCCCAGTCCCTGACGGCCTCGGCCGGGTAGCGCGCGGCCAGGTCGTTGACCTGCTGCTGGAAGAGGAGGCGCTGCTCGGCGATAACGTCATTGGTGCCGTAGATGCGGCCCAGCGGTCCCAGCGGATTGGGCAGCGGCGAGCTGGTCGCCGTCGGATCGATCATCGGATTGCCCAGGTCTGTCCCGGTGGCGGCCTTCACGTCGCGTCGCAGCGCTTCATAGGCGTCGACCAAGCTGTCATTGGCTGCCGTGGTGTTGTCGACATGCAGCATCTGGTCGAACGAGGCGGCCATGATGTCGCCCGGGCCCGCCGTGCCGCCGGCGCCGGTGAAGCTGCTGGGCAGCTGCGGCCTGGACCAGGGGAGACGCTGGGCCATCAATTGTCCCCCGGCTTGATCGGCGCCGGGAAACTCAATGCCTGGCTGGGATAAGTGGTTGGCGCCTGGCGCGTCCGCTGGATCCGCTCGAGCTCGTACATGTCGAGCGTCCAGGGCTGGCCATCGGCGCCCAGCACCAGGTTGGGCGTGAGGCTGCTGGGGTCGCCCAGGGCGACGGCATATTGCCCATCGCCGATCGTCATCAGCGTGCCGCCCGCCAGCTCGCCCGCGCCGATCGGTACACCATTCGCCGAGCCGATCGGCGGCAGCTGCATCAGGTCGGCCGGCCGCATGGAGTGGAGCAGCTGCTCGACGCTGTCGGCGGCCATGCCGGTCGGCGCGACGATCTGCCGGCCATTGACCAGCGCAAGCCCGCCATATTGCTCCCCGTTGACCTGGCTGGCGCCCAGGGCCCGATTGATCGCATGCCGGTACGCCGCATAAGCCGCCGAGTTCTCGTCCTTGATGTCGGCCGGGTCGAAGCCCATGGCGGCGGCCTGCGCCTCGAACAGCATGCCGGCCACATTCTTGACCGCCGCTCCGGTTTCCGGGTTCTGCCCGATCGCCGGCCCCACGATCGAGGCCGCGGCCGTCGCCATCACCGTGTCGCTCGGCAGCTTGACGTTGATCGTCTTGTCGCGCCGGCCGGCCAGTACCCTCGCCATGTCGGTCGCAACGCTGGCATCGCCGGTGGCCAGGGTGATGCCGGCGGCATGGGCGAGTTCGGGCCCCGCGTCGCTCAGCTCGCTGAGGGCGGCCGGCGCCCCATCGCCAAAGGCCTGGCTTACCGCCACGGCAAAGCCGGGCAGCATTTCGGGGTTGTCTAGCAGCCCGTTGGCGATGCCGGTCCGCTCGGACGGCCGGAAATAGGAAGCGGGCGTGCCATACATCGCCGCGACGGCGTTGCCCTGCTGCGCCCGCAAGGTCAGCGAGGCCGTCAGCGCGTCGGCCGAGCTGAGGTCGATCGGCTTGAGCTCGATGGCGCCGGCGCCAGCTGCCTGCCCCAGCGGGTCGGTCTCTCGCGCCTTGAGTACATCCTGGGCCCGGGTGACCGCCTGGTTGTAGATCTCGCCCTGGCGGACGAAGTCGGGCGAGCCGGGTACCGGCTGCAGCGCCGTGAGCCGGTCGTTGATCTCGGCCGGCGTCTCGAGCTCCATGCCCGCCGTCGCTTCCCAGCCCTGCCGGGCCCGATCGCGCTGCGCCTGCCAGGCCTCGGTGTCGATCCCCAGCACGGCCAGCCGTTCCGGGTCGAGGTCGTTGGCTTCCGTGTCCAGCGCCACGCCCGTCGCGGCGATCGAGGCGACATCGGCATCGAGCAGTCCCTGCACCCGGGCGCGCTCCGCCTTGCTCTCTGCGGTCAGCTGGTTCTGCGCCTGCAGCGCCTGGGCAGAAAGCTGGTCGGCAAGCGCCTTGACCTGGGTGAATCCGAGTTCGGTCAGCGGCCCTTCCCCATTGGCCCAGTTGGTCAGCAGGTCATTGGCAAAGGCCTGCTTGGCCGCCGGCGTCGGCAGGCTGGCGAACACGCCATTGGTGCGGGCATAGGCGAGCGTCGTGTTGACCTGCTCACGCTGCGCCGCGGCGGCGCTCGGGGTGATGACATTTGCCGCCTCGGCCGCCGCGATATTGGACAGCACCAGGTTGGCCTGCCCGGCCAGGATGCGATCGGCCTCCGGGTTGGCGCCCAGCAGGAATGCCTGCTTTTCGAGGTCACCAGTCATGGCATCGTAGCCGGCGGTATAGGAGGCCGCCTGCTCCTCCATGATGCGCGCCTCGTGGCGCTGCGCTACGGCGCGGGTATAGGTCTCGGACCGCTCGGTGAACGACCTGTCGAACAGGTCGCGCAGGCGAGGATCCTCGAAATTCTCATCCTGGCTGAACTGGTCGCGGATGCCGCCCAGCGCCGCGGCAAAGCCGGCCGGATCGTCCTTGAACTGGTCATAGGCATCGCCGATCGCGGTGCTTACCCCCTCCTGCATGCGCCAGCCATAGGAACGGATGGCCGCCCCATCGAAGGCATCGCCATAGATGGTGTTGTCGTGGCGCAGGGCCAGCGGCTGCGGATTGAGCCCGCCCGTGGCCGGCTGTTCCGGTGCGCCGCCACGGGCGCCAGCCAGCTCGACATGCCAGGGCTCGTGCGCCATCGGAAAGGCGAGGCCGAACTTGCCCGCATTGTCGTGCACCCAGCTGCGCGCTACGTCGTTGCCGAACTGCAGGTCATAGGCGTCGCCATGCTGGTGGCGGGACTTGCCCGGTGGTGCCACCCATTTGCGCGCCTCCTCCTCCGAGCCATACTTGGCCAGCGCAGCCTGGTAGAGCTGGGCCTGGCGCTCCTCCGAGCGATAGCCGGAATTGAGCTTGAGCTGGGCCTGGATCTCGGGCGGTGCCGCGGCGAACAGGCGCGCCAGCGCCGTGCGGAACTGCGGCTGGATTCCGTCCAGGTGATCCTGGCGTTCGGCATTGGCGAGGAAGGGACGCAGGTCGAGCTCGCCCTCCGGCGCCGCGGCGGCAATGCTGGCCCGGCGCTCGAGATAGCCGACGCCGGCGACCTGGCCGGCGTTGAGGCCGGCAAGCTCGCCTTCGCTGGCCGCCGCCCGGTCGGCCATCTGCTTGAGCCTGCCGGCGACGCCGCCGCCCAGGGCCGTGAGCGTCGCAGCCAGCTCGCCGCCCCCCACGACATAATCGGGGGTGCCGGCGATCTGCGCCCGCTGGTCGAACTTCTGGATCGTGCCACGGGCCATCAGACGCCCCGCTCGATCTGGTCGATACGGTAATCGAGACCGATGCCCGCTGCCTGCCCGAAGCCGCTCAGCAGCTGCTCGCCGCCGCGCCGGCGCAATCCGCGCGAACGCACCCTGAGCAGCGCGCGGCGATACTCGTCATTGTCGCGGTCGATGTTGATTTCGGTGGCCGCTTCCTTCCGGGCCGAAGCCCGGGCCTGCTCGGCAATGCCGCCACCAGCACCGACGTCGACGCCGCCGGCGGCGAAGGCGACGTCATTCTCGCCCAGGATGCGCAGCAATTCCCGCTTCATCTGGGTCTGCCGCTGCGTCGCCTGGACCTTCTCTTGCCCTGCCTGCAGCTCGGTCTGGTCGGCGGCCTCCTCCGAGGCTGCCATGGCAGAAATGCCGGTGCCGACAGCACCTATCGCCGCAATGGCCGATGCCACCCCCTGCAGGATCGACAGCGCGGACGAGCTCGCAGCTGCAGCGCCGCCGGCCGTCGCGGTTGCGGTCGCTGCCAGTCCGCCGCCAAGGCTTGCGCCTGCAGCAGCGCCGCCTCCCCCGAACAAGCTTGCAAAAAATCCCGCCGTGAGTGGATCAGTCATTAGAGTTTTGCCTCCGGCGTAATAGAGCGCACCTCGAGCCGTCCCGGCCGAAGCTGCGAAATGGTGAGATATGGCGCCTTGGCAAAGCCGGTCAGGCCGGTGATGCGGATGTCTCCGGTAAAGCCGTGGTCGAGCTCGGGCACGTCCGCCGCCATGCCCCAGCGGCGCAGGTCGACATCCTTCAGCGGCTTGCCATTGGTCGAGATCGCGATCGAGGTTGTGTCGATGAGCGAGATCGTCACCGAATGGATCCGCGCCTTGCGCTTGAGCACCACGCCGGGGCCTACGGTGCGCGACAGCGGCAGGGTCTGGACCTTGGGCGCCGTCCAGCTGCCCACCGTCCAGTTGCTGACGGCGACGGGCAGCGTGATGGCGCCGCCGGCCACGGTGAAGGGGCCGAAGACATGGCCATCGGCAACGCACCAGATGCCGCTGCGGCCCGAAAAACGGCTGCCGCACAGCACGGTCTGGGAGGCCGGTGAGTTGACGCCGCTGGTCGCCTCGTCCAGCAGCAGTCCATCTTCGCTGCGCTCGAGGCGCTTGCCCGTCGTCCGCTCCACGATCCAGCTGGCGGTGTTCCTGCCATTCACGGCGACGGCGTGGAACGCCGATCCCGCGCTGGTCATCCGGGCGAAGCCCATCACCTCCTGGTCGCGCAGCATGGTTGTCAGGCGCGCCGAGCCGTCCCCATTGATCGCAAACAGCTGGTTGCCATCGGTCGAGCGCCGCTGCCGGCGCAGCGCCAGGTCCCTGATCTCATCCACCAGGTGCGACCCAAACAGCGAGATCGGCAGCGTGGTGAAGTTGCCCTGCACGTCCGTGTAGCGCATTTCGGACAGCACGCCGCCCTCGAGGTGCGAGAAGATCGCGGCGCCTTCGCTCTCGACGATCGGCACGCCGCGCTTGGTTCCGTTGGTCGAGGCGGTGACATGGTTGGGTGTCTCGCTGGCGCTGAGCGTCCGGTTCTCCAGCCAATACTCGGCCTTGTTGGTCATGATCAGGATGTTGAGGCTGTCGACGATATGCTCGATCTTTTCGCCGCCGGCGCCCGCCATCGGCACCAGGCGCGGGCCATCGGCGCCGGCGAACCGCTGGTCGAAATTGTAGTAGTCGGCCAGCCTCGAGAACATCCACGCGGTGGGCAGGCTCTTGAACCCGCCGAGGAGCAGCCTCTGCCCGCCGCTGAAACAGCCGCATTGCGGCCAGCCGCGCTCAGCCGAAATCAACGGCTCACCCGGGGCGACGCCGGAAGTTGTCTTGGCGGAAAGGATCGCCGCATCGGCGACGTTCACGACACGGCCGGAAACAGCCCAGCCGTCGCCCTCATTTCCCGCTCCGGCAAAGGTCACCACTACCTTGCCACCCGAACCGGCGGTGACGGTCAGACCCGGGGAAATGTTGGGCAGGTCGAGGATTGCCGCCTGGATGAGCGCGGCAAGCCCGGCCATGTCGCTGTCATAGGTGATGGCGGCCGTGTCCTGCTGGGAGACGGTGACGACCACGATGCTGGTGCCATCCGTCAGGCCGACGAATTCGAGCGTCCACACGGCTGGCACGCCATTGCTGTAGGTTCCGCCATAGTCGTAGTTGGGCACGTCATCGAAGGGTGCATTGTCGACCGACCAGCTGGTGGGGCCGGCATGCTTCATCCGCTTGGTCTGGAGGTCCTCGTGGAAGACCAGCATCGTGTCCAGGTCCTGCGCCACGGTCAGCTCGGGCAGCATCGCGCCCGTGAGCCCGGTGATACTCACGCTCTGCAGCAGCGACGATGTGCCCCAGACGTCGGCAGCGCCCTCGCGCAGCACCACGTCGTAGAAGGCGCCCGTGCTCGCATCGAAGCCGAACAGGCGCGTCGCGTCGGCAGGCAGGCCGCCGACATCGCGCAGACCGTTGCGGTGCCGGAAACCGCCCTGGGGAAAGGCCTGGACATTCTCTGCCCAGGCCAGCCCCGAATTATAGGCCTTGAGCTCGCTGCGCTCATGCAGCAGCGGATCGATCTCGAGCGAGTGAAAAACCGACTGCAGGCGGCCAGGCTGTTCCATCAGCCGCCCCAGCGCGAGTTGGTCAGCGGGTTATTGTCCCAGTTGGGCTGTCGCGGCGGCGTGGCGAAGCTGTCGGCGCGGATGGCAGCGCGCATCTGTCCGCCCAGGAATTCGTCGCCGGGGCTGCCATAGGCCTCGATGCGCAGCGCCTCGCTGTTGTTGCGGTCCGAAGTCAGCGCCAGGGCAAGGCGGCTGGCCAGGCTGGTGATGGTGCAGGTGCGGAATGTTGCCGACCACCTGGCCGGCGCCGGCCGGTACCGGCACATGGCCCAGAGCGGGTTCTTGTCGGCATGCAGCTTGCCGTCGAGCAGGGCATAGTCGTTGAAGCGCCGCTCCCGGTCCTTCGGGTTATCGGTCACATACATCGGCAGCTCGAGCGCCTCGGCCGGCAGGTCGAAACCATAGGCATAGCCGCTGGCGTGATCGACGATCGCGTCGTCGATGGAAAGCTGGAACAGCTGCTTGGAAAAGGAGAAACCCGCGGGGTAAAGGCCCAGGTTGAAGTCGATCACTTCCTGGTAGAGCAGAGCGACCGGCCCGGCGCCGTCGACATCGTCATTCATGTCCGGCGGGTCTTCGCCGATACGGGCGCAGGCGGCATTGACGATATCCTGGTCGAGCAGCAGGCCCACGGCACTCTCCTGGTCAGAAACGCTGGTGGCGCGGGCCGAGAGCCCCGCGCCACGCTTTCATCCGCCGGACGTCCCCCGGCCGGCGGCGAAACTCAGTCCGGCACGATCGGCGTAGCGACGGCGCCCAGGGCCGTGAAGCCCTGCAGCAGCCAGCCGGTGGCCAGGTGCTGGGTGCAGCGATAAAACTGGGTGTGAGTGAGCAGCGCTTCCACGGCGCCGCCCGAGCAGTTGACGTTGTTGATCGTGTCGCCGCTGCCGGCGGCCGTCTGCAGCTCGCAGTTGGTCGAAGGCACCACCCAGATCAGGATTTCGCGGCCCCGCGTGGCGGCAGAGCAGGCCGGCAACTTCAGGATGTTGTTGGCGCCGGCACTGGTCGCCTCGACGAATTCGTCGGTGTCGAGGATGAGGCCGGTGGTGAGGCCGTCGGAGGTTGGCACCACGGCGCGGGGCGCGGCGCCCTTGTCGTCGCCCATCGGCTTGAGCGCCACCGAGGTGCCCGGCACGACGGTCAGCACGTAATGCCGGCAGTCGGGAGTGCCATCGACGTCGAAGGTCACCAGGAACTGGTCGCCGGTGCGCACCTTGCCCTTCGGCGTTGCCAGGGCGTTGAAGTAGCCGGTGGTCTCGATCGCGGCGCGATCGTCGTTGGTGATGTAGGAGTGGAGCTGGCGCACATTGCCGGGCTCCGCCGTCGCGGACGGCAGGCCCATGATGCCCAGGCTGCGGAAGCCGCTTGCATGGTAAGTCATGCTGGTTAGTCCTCTTGAATGCCGCCGAAGCGGTCAGATGGCAGGGGAGGCGCGGCCGGCGAACCGGCCGGCCGGGCTAGATGATGGCGGTCGCAGCCGTCTTGGAGAGGGTGAAGCGCTTGATGCCGCGCCCTTCCTGCAGCGTCGTGGCGGCGCCCTTGGCCTGCATGTTGAAGCTCCAGCAGCCGCCGCCTTCGCCATAGTTGTTCCACTGCGGGATCATGGTCAGCGTGCCGTCCTTGGCGCCCCAGCCGATGGCGGACTTGTGCCAGATGAAGGCGTCGAGCTTGGTCGTATCGTGGGTGAGGTAGAAGTCGTCGGCGTTCTCCTCGACCAGGAGGAACCAGTTGACCCCGTTCCAGAAGCGGCTGTCGGTCGCCTGGGTGAAGGGCAGGCCGCCGGGCCCGACATGGTCGGCCGAGTTGACCACCTTGTTGGCCAGCAGCTGGAACCAGGCCTTGGACGGCAGGCCGCAATAGATCTCGCCGTCGAAGGGCGCCTTCGTGTCGACGATGGCTTCTGTCAGCATCATGGCCTGGCCGGCCGTGAAGGCGCCGGCGGAGAAGTCGAGCCCGGTGTCAACGGTCGGCGCGGCCGCCTTGAGCACGTCATAGATCTCGACGTCGGTGGCGCGGCCCAGTGCCAGGGCGCCGGAATGATAGATGATCTCGCGCTCATTGATCGCCAGGCGATCGAGGTCGTACTGGCGCAGCTCGTCGAACGCCTGCCAGGTCACCAGCGGCACGGTGAACTTCTTGCGGTCGCCGCCGCCCGGGGTGGGCGAGGTGTTGCGGTCGATCTTGCGGGCGACGGTCTTGCCGGCGATGTAGAATACGGCCTCGTTGCTGTCGTTGAACGAGGTGGCCGGGGTGACGGCCTTCTGCATCCGCCAGCCTTCGGTCTGGTAGATATGCTGGACGCGGCTCTCGTACTGAGGGCGGAACCAGTCAGGTGCATTGGTGGACATGTGTGCTCCGATGTTTTGCTGAAACACCGGGTGTCGGAGAGGCCGCGAGCGCGCCGGCAGGTCCGCACGAAGTCGGAG